ATAATAAGTATCTGACATGGCACTATGTAAATTTCTAGGAGTATGCGCTGGATTAAATTCTCTATAATTAATTCCGAATTCTAATGCATACTTCTTAGCATATTTGTCAGCGCCTTCCGGACATCCTCCTGAAATGATTACTAATTCATCTCCATGTAGTTTTTTTAGGTCCGTTAATAAATCTTTTATTTTACGTACGTTTTCGTACTCTCTCGAACCGATAATCGCACATTTCATTCTCATTAGATTTTAATTCTATTTTTTAATGGACATAATTCATCATCTTCAGCAAAGTCACAATACTTGCAATTTTTATAATTCTTACCAGCAATGGCAGGATATTCTCGTATAGTATTGTATTGACCTTCATCGTTAAAACTAGAACCTACAAAATTTGAAATTTCATTTATCAACTTATTTCTAGTAGGCTTACCACTTGCAGGCTTAAATTCTTGTACACGTTTTTGAGGAAACATTGCACCATCAATCAACTTACGTTTAACTATAAAATAAACTATATCGATATGTTCTACATCTACTCCAAACTGTTCTGCATAATATTGTTTATACAATACCAATTGCGAAGCTTTTATCTTATCTGCCTTTTGATACTTGTTCCATCCCATTGTACTAGTCTTGATATCAATAATCTTGATACGACCCGTACGTTTATCTCGCATAACAACATCCAAGTATCCCATCATATAAACATTAGCATGCTTAGATGATACTGGATGATAGATAGGGACTTCTATCCCAACCAACTCTTCATTCTTAGCAGAAAAATATTTACCTCTATTCTTACGAATATAATCCAATATTGCAATACCATCTTCATAAAATTCGTTAAGTTCAGCTTTATGAGAAAAATGTTTACCCATTTGCTCATAAGCGTCCTTGTAGCCCGTTGATAGTTTTTCTTTGAGAATAGCACGTACATCTAATCCATCTGCCTTCTTAACTGACTCTGTATACATCATTGTAAGATATAATTGCAATGTTTCGTGTAATGCCGTACCAAACAATGTATGTATACTTTGAGAAAAAGTACGAAGTCCTTTTATATATGCTAACTCCCATTGCTTGGGGCATGTCGCATACATTGAGAATTGAGAATAAGATATTTTACGTTCACCCTCTTTAGGCTCTCGTATAGCATACTTAATAAATTTATCCATACTTTAATATAAGTGCTACATCTCAAAGATCCAAATTTATTTTGATAAATGTTCAATGCGCCTGTTTAAATACCAAGCAGCCTTTTTGAGATCTTCTAGTTCGGTGTCAGAATCTTTCTTACCTGCTCTAGATATATACTTAACTACATTACCTAGACAAAACTCTAAATCCCAAGCCTCGATAACTTTTATAGCTTCATATATACTATCAGCGCCGCCGTAATGTTTAGGATGATTAACTGATTCTCTAATTATGCTCATTTCATTAAACTTTTTATTTCTTTATCAGTTTTACCATACTTACGTAATATGTCTACAACTGATTCTTTATCTATATCTAACATCATAGCTACATACTCAGTAGCTTCTCGAATCGAGACTTGATAATGTTTAGCTATGAATTCTAAGAGTTCTTTGTTGTACTTGTCAGAATCTTTACCTTTAATGTATTTGTTATACATTTTACGTTTAGGTAATAGTTCTTGATATAACTGATAAACATGTTTACGATCTAACTCTCCTATTGTATACTGTTGAAACATATCAACAATCTCAATCAAATCCATATTCATACTTAACCAACGATTAATCAGATATGGACTAAAAGACTTTTGATCTGCCTCCGACAACTTATCCCACGGAGTTTTTTTCTCCGTTATATGGGATAAGTGATCGAATATGGTAGCTACTTTAGTACTCATAGAGGCATAAATTCTTCGTTAATATGACCACAGTCATCACAACGAAATGTCGGAATAGGCACAATTTCTTCTTTACCTGATTGCGATAGCAATTGCGGAATTCGTTTAAAGGCATGTACTTGCCTAAAAAATCTTCCAGCACAGTTTTCACATTCAATGTTAGCTAAATCTTCTGCACGCAATTTGGCTTGGCCTGATGCATTAGGATTCATTTTAACGATGTCTTTCTTAGCCATAATATAGTTCCTTTAATTTAAATTACATATCATATTGTGGCATTGATGGCTTCTTTTCTTCAGGAATGTTAATAACAGCACATTCCGTCATTAATACCATCGATGCTACTGAAGCAGCATGTTGCAGTGCTACACGTGTTACTTTAGTTGGATCAATAACTCCCGAGTCAAGCAAATTTTCAAATTGTTCTGTACGAGCATTATATCCATATCCAATATCCGAATTATTTTTAATATCTCGAATAATTACTGAACCATCTATACCTGCATTATAACAAATTTGACGTAATGGCTCTTCCGTACATTTTTTAATAATTTGAATGCCGATAGACTCATCTTCATTAGCTACAACTAACGATTCTAATACATGAGCAGCACGAATCAATGCCACACCTCCTCCGGGTACAATACCTTCCTCAACTGCTGCCCTTGTAGCACTAAGTGCATCATCTACACGATCCTTCTTCTCTTTCATTTCTACTTCGGTAGCTGCTCCGATGTACAATACGGCAACACCGCCTACCATCTTAGCCAATCGTTCTTGAAGCTTCTCACGCTCATAATCTGAAGTACTAGCGTCGATTTGATTCTTAATAGTTTCAATACGTGCATTTATATCTTCACTAGCGCCGTATCCATTAACAATTGTTGTAGTATCTTTTGCTACAATGATCTTTTCAGCGATACCTAAATCATCAATAGTAACCTCTTCTAATGTACGTCCCAATTCTTCCGAAATAAGAGTACCACCAGTTAAGATTGCAATATCTTCCAACATTTGCTTACGTTTTTCTCCGAAGCCTGGAGCTTTCACTGCAACCACTTTTAGTCCAGCACGAACACGATTAAGTACTAATGTACCTAATACATCTCCATCCACATCTTCAGCTATAATAACTAACGGCTTACCGGTCTGTACTACCTTTTCCAGAATCGGCAAGAATTGTTTTACATGGCTGATTTTCTTATCAAAGATTAGAATATACGGTGTTTCATAACTGGCTTCCATCTTAGCATTATCCGTAACAAAGTAGGGCGAAATATAGCCTCGATCGAACTGCATACCTTCTACAGTTTTTAATTCCGTATCGATGCCTTTCGCTTCTTCGACAGTGATAACACCTTCAATGCCAACCTGTTGCATAGCATCTGCAATCAATGTTCCAATAGTATCATCATTGTTAGCTGAAATAGAAGCTACCTGGCGAATCTTTTCGTAGTCATTTCCAATCTTCGTTGAAATGTTATCTAGCTCAGATACTACTACTTGCACTGCCTTATCCATACCACGTTTAAGATCGATTGGATTAGCTCCTGCTGTTACATTTTTGATACCCAATGTCATAATAGACTGGGCTAATACTGTTGCGGTTGTCGCACCATCTCCAGCAATATCTGCTGTTTTACTAGCAACTTCCTTTACTAGTTGTGCCCCAATATTTTCGATAGGATCTTTTAGCTCAATCTCCTTAGCTACAGATACGCCATCCTTAGTTACAATAGGAGACGCCCCTGGCTTGTCGATTACTACGTTACGACCCTTAGGACCTAATGTTACTTTTACTGCATCCGCTAGCGTGTCAATACCACGCTTTAAGCCATCACGGCTCTGAGAATTGAAATAGACTTGTTTTGCCATAACCTTTTTATTTATTTTAACTCATTAATTAACTTAACCATCATTGACATTACGTGTAACTCTTTATCAATAGCAAAGGAGTCTTGATACTGCGCTTCTGCTAAAATCAGAATCACACTAGCAATATGGCCTTTAGCATAATTATCTACCTCATCAAATAAAAACTTATACAATGCTGTAAAATCTCTAACTTTGCTATCTGCAATTACTTGACGAATGTCTTTAAACGAATCTTTTTTATCTACACTACCTGATAAGATTTCTATAACCTTAGTCATATAATTAGCTTGTATCAAACTAGCACTATCGATTTTTAATACATTATCGATTACTTGCCGTTGACATGAATTTAGTATTCTACGGATATCTGGATATCCAGAATTAACTACGGTTACTAAATCTTTTTTATCGAATTGTATATTTGATTCCGTTAAAATAGATACAATACGTTTAGCTACCTCAGCTTTACTAGGCGGTTCAATTGCAAACGTCTGACATCTACTTTGTATCGGATCGATAATCTTTTCTACATAGTTACATGTAAGAATAAATCTAGTAGTCCTACTAAACGTTTCCATAAGGTTACGTAATGCAGCTTGACCATTCGGCGTCATGTAATCTGCCTCATCCAATATACAAATTTTCCATTTACGAAATCCTACCGTACTAGCAAAGTTTTTAATCTTTGTACGTACTGTTTCAATATTGTTTTCGTCGGATGCATTAATATACATTACATCTGCATCTACATTGTTAGCAATAATCTTAGCCAATGTAGTCTTACCCGTACCAGCACCTCCGTAAAACAATAAATGAGGTACATCGCCATTTTCTAGATATAGTTTTACTTTTTCGATAATATGTTCATTACCGACATAGCCATCTAATGTTGCCGGGCGAAACTTCTCAACCCAAAGTGTATTTTCTTGTGTATTAAACATAACT